GGCGACTGAGCTTGTCACGGAATTTGGCGAAGTCGTTATTTTCCGCCATCGTTATTTTTTTTTACCGGCAAGCCGGATGTACGTTCGGTTGCCTCCCGGACGTGCCAGGTCGTAGGCCATTGCCGTGTCGCCGCTCTTTGCCAGGTAGTGCGCAAACAGCGCCCCGGTGTAAAAGGCTTCTTCATCCGGCGCTTCGATGATGGTGGCGATGATCTCCGCCTCCGTGTCATTTTGTAGCATCTGCGCTGTTTTGAAGCTGTTACAGGTATTCAGCACAACCACACCAAAGCGCCCCCGTGCGGCCTGCGTGAGCCGGGAAGCGGACAGGATGCCGTCACTGAGCAGGATGCCGTCCTCGTTGCCGTGGGAGCAGATCCACAGCAGATTAGCGTCACTGCGCAATATCTCATCAAGAAACTGCTGACGGTCGATGCTGCCCAGGACTGGCGTAACGTCGTTGCCGCTGCGCAGGATGCTTTGCACTTCGGCGTCGGCATATAGCAGGTCAGTTTTCGGCGCAAAAAGCAAAATCTTCATAATTCTTTGTCGAAATACAGGCACAGCAGCCACACGATGATCAGTGCCGCCAGGACGTTGATGGCGGTGTTGGCGTAGAGTTCCGTCATTTCGCCCTCGTCACTTCGTAGCCCACTTTGCCCCGTGCGTCACCGTCGTAGTAGAAGCGGAGCCATGCGCCGCCTAATGGCTTTGGTGGTCGGCCTTTCTCAATGTGAAAGCCCTTGTTTAAGTGCATCTCCTGTTTGTACGTGGGTAGCTGCAAGTGCAACTGCTCATCCAGGTACACCTTGCCCGACTGTGACAAGCGCACCCTCGGCATGGTGACGAGCCATTCGCTATGCACATGCCCACGAACGACGAAGGTAGCATCGGGCAACCACACGGCCTTGCGGTTGGTGTCGATTACATTCTTGGTAACTTCACCGCCGCCGCCCGCTCCATGATGCCAGAACAGGCTATGGCTGATCTTGTCGCTGCCGCCCCGATTGAACAGGAAGCGCACAAAGCCCGCATAGCCCCCAGCCTTGACACCCAGCCGCTTGCACAGGCGATCAATCAGGTTGGTTTCGTGGTGCGCCTCGATGCTCATTTCGTGATTGCCCAGCGCCAGAAACTCAAACAGCGTTGCGT